CACAAGAGGTACACTTCGATGTATGCACAGTATCAGTACAACATTAAGCAGGCGGATAAGCTTAAAATCGAGGCTGAAAAGGCTGACACGATATATCACATTGCCTGCTGCACTGCTGATATTGTTGGAATGCTGACGGGTGATGAGGGATATGGGAAAAGAATAAGGGAGAAGATTGGAGGAATGGATAAATGCTGAAATGCGAAAAATGTATTCATAAGAAGATCTGCATTGACGGGGCAAATTACAAGAATGCCGAGGCTTGCAGGAATTTTATCAATGAAAATGATATTGTGCTTGTGAAGCATGGACATTGGCATTGGAGTGTGGAATATTTTCACGATGTTTGCAGTTGTTGCACACATCTAAGTAACGACCCTGAAAATTATCCATATAAATTCTGTCCTCACTGCGGGGCAAAGATGGACGGATAAATGGGGGGCGATAATATGCGCATTATGATTCCAAAGGTCAAATGCAGTAAGTGTTCAAAAAAGATGTATATCAATAACGTGCCGAGGGCATATCCTTCGGGTAACGGCGGCGAAATAATTTACATCTGCGAGCAGTGCAATAATGAAAATAAATCGGACAGAAACAAGGAGGTAAATTTCCGTGGGAACTGATGAAATTTTACAGCATCTTAAGGATTTGAAAACCGAAGCTGAGGGTCATTTTACCGATGACGGCGATGATGAAATATTCCACCAGGACGCAGAAGCGCTGCAGGCTGCTATTGATGCGGTTAAACGCAATGAAGCCATTGCTGCTGCTATAAGCGGTGAGATTGCAGCTTGCAATCGTGAAATCCGCAAGGTGGATATCGAAAAGGCGAAGGCTGAGGAACGCAGAATGAATTACGGTGACCGAAGGACAATGCTTATGGAGCTGCTCAGAACGATAAAAGGCGGTGAGGAATGATGTTTCTGGGCGGATTTCTGATAGGTTTTATCATCGGTATAAATGTAATTGCGGTTATTGCGTGTGTGATGGCTGCGGGAGATTCGGAAAAAATTGATTACAGAAAATAACAGGAGGAAAATAAAATGGATAGAATGGCAACCAAAATTATATTTTTAACAGCGATTTCTGACGCTTTTAGGGACGAAGAGGACCGTGAACTTAATGCGGTTGGGAAAATTGATATCCCTGAGGACGGCAATGCAACACCGATATTCACAGACCTGTTTTATGCGTTTAAGATATTTTATACTCAGATGTCTGGAGACAATGTTGATCCCATAGAATTTATCGGCGTGCTGACACGTCTTGTTTTCCAGGATCAGCTCAATGATAACTCTGAGGCGGAGGATAATTCATCTGATGATTTTCCCGATATGCTGGAGGGCGGTGAGGAAGATGATTAAATTCAACGGCAGCATATCTTTCATGGTCACGCAACGGTGCAAGATTTGCGGAAAAACCTATGAAGGCGACAGTAATGTGGTAATGCGCAAGTCAATCGTGCATCTCATTTTCCGTCACCCGAAAGAATCTGCAAAAATAATTATTAGGTATTTTAAAAACAGGAGGGCTGACAATGGCTGATATTAAAATAGGCGACAGGGTTATTATGAACAACAGTTATTTTGTAAGCGAAAAAGACAAGGGCAAAACTTGGACAGTACGTTCAAATCCGTGGAATTGCTGCGGAACAATCGTTGTACTACTTGAGGGAAAGTCTGGCGGGTATGCGATTGATGGTTTAAATGTTGTAGAAGAAAGGACGAAGATAGATAATGGCTGAATACGAATTGATTGATAATGCACCAACCGCCAACGTTTCACCCGTAAAGCACGGGCATTAGATTTCAGCGAAATACAAATGTTCAGAGTGCGGAGTGCTTGTGTGGGGTAATGATTTTAATTACTGCCCCAACTGTGGAGCTGAAATGAATGGAGATGATGGCGATGGCTGATATAAACGATTACCTTGACGGGTTGGATATAAAATTTTCAGAGCAGGAAAAACAACTTGCAGATATTTTTGCTGAAAGTTGGGAATACTGCCGTTCGCACGTTTGTAAGGATTGCGAATATATGCATAGTGGGGAACATCGCAAAATGTTAATGTGTATGTCGTGTCAATACGCCAAGAGGTTAATAGCCGCAGACGTTGCGCCTGTAAAGCATGGTCATTGGATACAGATTGACAAGAACAAGTGTGAATGTAGTAATTGTGGCATTATTGTACTAATTGCGGTATATCCGCACGGTGACAAAAATTATTGCCCCAACTGCGGGGCTAAAATGGACGGAGGTGAAAATTCGTGAAATCCAGATTACCAGTCACACCAGCACTGACCAGCCACGCTAAGAAAGTCCTGAAGCAAGAAATCAAGTCGGAAATGCTGGCATATTACGACAGATTTTCCGAGGAAGTCGATTCGCTGTATCTTCTCAGCATTGCGAGATTTTTTCACCCATCACGCAAGAAGCTGATAGAGTTCTGGCGATTCACGCACGACCTGCACGTTGATTTTCGCAATCGCTATGAATTGCCGAAAGAGGACGATGAGTGGCTATTCAAATTCAAACTCAAGGACGAATTTGGTGTGGATATCGAAGAGCTGTACCGTGAAGCTGACAAGTGGGCAGAGGAGGAGAGCAATGACAACACAAGAAGCAAAAGCGTACCTTAACCAAGCCCGAGAATCGGAAAGAGCGTACAGGCTAGCGAGAGACAAGGCAAATTCTTACGCTCAGCTGATTATGGGAGGTAAAGCCGTCAAATACGACAGCGACGGTAGCACACACGAGAAGAACGGCAATAATGTAGAACGCACATACTGCTGTCTCGCTGATTATCAGGCAGAGGCGGACAGGCTGATGATGGAAATGCTGGGGGTGCGTCAGTGGGTAGAAAAGGTTATCGGCACTGTTCCCGACGCTGTTCAGCGTGAAGTGCTTACACGGCGATACATAATCGGGCAGAGGTGGGAGGATATTGCATTTGTGATGAATTATAATATCCGCCACATTTACAAAATCCACGGCGCAGCACTTCAAAGTATGGCATTGAATGGCACTATTACCCTGTGATATAATTATAATCAGCAAAGAACACAATGAAGCCGAGCCGGGGGCGGGAGCCTTAGCTTTCGCTTTTCGGCGGCTTCCTTTGCTGACAAAGAACTTATGCGTCCTTCGGGGCGCTTTTCTTATATCAATTTTTCGGCAGGTGGTGACCCGTGAATGAAAAAAATTTAACTCCTTTTTCTGAACGAAGCGTGAGCGAAGCAAGAGAAGCAGGCTCCAAAGGCGGCAAAGCCTCGGGGGCTGCAAGGCGGAAAAAGCGTGATATGAAAAAATGTATGGAGCTGCTGTTGTCGCTGCCTGCTTCTCAGGTGGCGGACTACCAGCTCCTTTCTGATATGGGCGTGAACTTTGATGAGCTGAGCGAGGACGAGGTCACGAATATGCTTGCGGTCAATGCGGCACTGCTCAAACAGGCTAAAATGGGCGATGTGGCTGCGGTAAAGGAGCTGCGGAGCATTATCCGTGACGACGATATGATGCGGCACAGGATCAGGTACGACAACGCCCGCCTTAAGCTTGACCGTGAAAGGTACTTCCCCTCGGCGGACGATCGGGAGGGCTTTTCTTACGGCGGTATTCCCGCAAGCATGGTGGCTCCTGCCTTTTCATCGGTGCTGTTTGACATTGCCGAGGGCGAACACTCCGAATATGTTTTCCCGGGCGGAAGAGGCTCTACCAAGTCCTCGTTTATCTCGCTGGCGGTCATCGACCTGCTGGAGAAAAACGAGGATATGCACGCCTGCATTCTCCGCCAGGTGGGTAACACTCTGAAAGATTCGGTGTATAATCAGATGCTGTGGGCGATATCTTCCCTCGGTCTTGACGATGAATATGCTGCCACAAAATCTCCGCTGGAGATAACCAAAACAAAAACGGGACAGAAGATATACTTCCGGGGGGCGGACGATGAGAACAAGATCAAGTCCATAAAAGTTCCCTCCGGGTTCATCGGCATTCTGTGGTTTGAGGAGCTTGACCAGTTCTCGGGTCCCGAGGCTGTCCGAAAGATAGAACAGTCGGTCATCAGAGGCGGAGACAGGGCTTACAAGTTCAAGTCCTTCAATCCCCCGAGATCGGCTCAGAACTGGGCGAACAAGTACATCAAAGCGCCGAGGGCGGACAGGCTCGTTACCGAAAGCAATTATCTGACGGTGCCGAAAAAGTGGCTGGGCAAGCCGTTCCTCGATGATGCGGAATATCTGAAAGAGACCAATCCCACGGCGTATGAAAACGAATATCTGGGCGCTGCCAACGGCACTGGCGGAAATGTATTCGACAATGTGGTCACACGCAAGGTCACTGACGAGGACATCAAGACCTTTGGAACGATTCTTCACGGCGTTGACTGGGGCTGGTATCCTGATCCCTTTGCGTATGTCAGGTGCGCTTATCTGGCGGCGCAGCACACGCTCATCATTTACGATGAATACAGGTGCAACAAAAAGGGCAATGCGGAGACTGCTGCCGAGCTGAAAAAGCGTGGCGTAACGGCAAACGATATGCTCATGTGCGACAGTGCGGAGCAGAAGTCCGTTGCGGATTACCGCTCCTTTGGTCTGCTTGCCAGGGCGGCTGAAAAGGGCCCCGGGTCGGTGGATTATTCCATGAAGTGGCTGCAGTCCCTACGTGAAATAGTCATTGACAACGAACGCTGCCCCGAGACTGCAGCGGAATTTCTGGAGTACGAATACGAGCGCAGCAAGGACGGCGAGATCATATCGGGATATCCCGACAGGAACAATCACAGCATTGACGCTGTGCGGTACGCCACATCGCAGATTTGGAGGAGAAGCGGAAAATGAGCATTTTATCTTGGCTGAAAGGAGCGATATGCAAATTGTTTGACACTAATGAGCTGGCTGCGAAAATGCAGACCCTGCCTGCTGACAAGGACATGACCGAGGCGGTAAGGCTGTGGGCGGAATGCTACCGCTGCACGCCGCCATGGGCTGTGGCTGACAGCAATGTGCGCTGCCTTAATCTCCCCTACTCTGTGGCCCATGAAATGGCAAGGCTGGTCACGCTGGAGCTTAACTCGGAGCTGACAGGCTCGCCGAGGGCGGATCATCTTTCCGATGCGTATTCTTCCGCTGTGAAGCTGTCCCCCGTGTGGGTGGAATACGCCTGTGCTCTGGGCGGCGTGTTTCTGAAGCCTTATGTATCGTGCGGAAAGATATACACCGACATCATTCAGGCGGACGCTGCGGCGGTATCGGGCTATGACGGTGACAACATCACCGAATGCGTTTTCGCTGACAGGATAGCCCGCAAAGGTAGGTATTTCACCCGCCTTGAAAAGCACTCCCTGACGGGGACAAATTACACAGTGGTGAACAAGGCGTATGTGTCCGACAACTCGGCTCAGATAGGGCGGGAGATAGCTCTCGGGGCGGTTGCGGAATGGGCGGACATTGCTCCGTCGGCGACATTTTCAGGCATAAAGCGGCCGCTGTTTGTATATATGAAAATGCCCGGGGCGAACATCATTGACAGGCGTTCCCCGCTGGGTGTTTCGGTGTTCAATGCGGCGATCTCCACTATCGAGGAAGCGGATATGCAGTTCACAAGAGGCATATGGGAGTTTGAAGGCTCGGAGCTGGCGGTATATGCCGATGTGACGGCGGTGCAGCGTGGCAATGACGGCACAGAGACGGCTCCCAAATTCAACAGGCGGCTGATAAAGACGCTGGACTTTAACCAAGACCAGGCGTTCAATGTGTTCAGCCCTCAGATACGTGAAGAAGCTCAGAGGAACGGGCTCAACAATCTTCTTCGGCAGATAGAACGGCAGTGCGGACTTGCTTTCGGTACCCTCTCCGAGGTGCAGGACACGGACAAGACTGCTACAGAAATAAAGGCTTCCAAGCAGCGGTCATATGCCACGGTATCAGCCATTCAGGCGAACGTCAGAAAGGCTCTCACGGAGTTTGTGCAGGTACTTGATATGCTCTGCGACATACATGAGCTTGCCCCCAGAGGGGCGTGCGAGCAGTCATTCGACTTTGACGACAGCCTTGTTACCGACAGCGAGACCGAGCAGAAGATATGGCTCCAGGAAGTCTCTGCGGGGATCATGTCTCCTGTGGAATACCGCATGAAGCGCTACGGCGAGACGGAGGAGCAGGCGGCGGCAATGCTCCCCGAGAGCTTTGAATAATGCTTACTCCCGACTATTTGCAGGGTGCGCCTGCGGAGCTGGAGGAGCTTTTTCTCAGGCTCGAGGAGGATATCATCGCCGACATATGCCGCAGGATAGCAAAGGCGGGATATCTTACCGACAGCGCAGAGCATCAGGTGCTGCGGCTTCGTGAGCTGGGTGCGGGAACGGAGTACATCAAGCAGAAGATATCCGAATATTCGGAGCTTTCCGATGAGGCTGTTGACCGATTATTCTTTGACGCTGCCCAGACTTCCGACGAGTTTTATAAAAAAGCATATGCACAGGCGAACGTCGGCTACACGCCTTATGAATACAATGACTTCTTTCAGCAGGCGGTAACTGCCAGCGTGAACCAGACCAAGGGAGAATTGCGAAACTTTACGCAATCCATGGGATTTTCCTACCGTGGCTCAAACGGTCAGGTGCGGTTTCACGATGCGGCTGAGGCCTACAGGGACTGCCTCGACTATGCGTATATGCAGGTGATGACGGGTGCTGTAGATCACAACACGGCGGTCAGGAACGCCACGAGGCGGCTCACAGAGGGCGGTTTGCAGTTTGTGGATTATGCTTCGGGGGTAAGGTGTCACGCTGATGTGGCTGCCCGCAGGGCTGTTCTTACGGGGCTGTCGCAAATGACGGGCAAGGTCTCGGAACACAATGCGGCGGAGCTTGGCACGGACATTGTGGAGGTCGATGCTCACGCAGGTGCAAGACCCGACCACGCCCAGTGGCAGGGCAAGTGGTATTCCCTTTCGGGGAAATCAAAGAAATATCCCTCTCTAAAGGCTGTGACGGGCTACGGCACGGTGACAGGTCTTAAAGGCGCCAACTGCCGACATGACTTTTACCCTGTTATAGAGGGCATTTCCGAACCAAGTTATACGGAAGAGGAGCTTAAAAACATCGACCCGCCGCCCTTTGAATACAACGGCAAGACCTACACCTATTACGAGGCGACCCAGCGTCAGAGGGCTATGGAACGCTCCATGCGCAAGACCAAGCGAGAGATACTTGCGGCTGATGCCACGGACGATAAGGACAGGTTCACGGAAAAGTCGGTGCTTCTCAGGAGGCAGAAAGAGGAGTACGGAAGATTTTCCAAGGCTGCGGGGCTTTCTTTGAGGAACGAGAGGGCGCAGGTCGGGGGATTTGGTCACAGTCAGGCGAGCAGGGCTGTTTGGGCGGCAAAGGGCAATCAGAAGCCGCTTGAAAACAAAATATCCTCAAATCCAAAACGTACTGATACCAATGCTTATGCAGGCTTGACAAGTAAAACGGATAGTGCTACAATAAAATCAATAAATAGTGGTTCAAAGCTGTTTACAGAAGAAAATCGTATAAAAATGCTTCAACACGAGAGGATTATATCCGGCAATAAATATGAAAAAGCAATTATATACAAACCTGACGGCAGCATTGATTTTCAGAAGAAAGGAAATTCTGATTCCGTTTCATTTTCTACAAAGGAAATTAAGTCTATGGACGGAAAAGTTCTTACTCATAACCACCCGAATGGCACTATTCCCTCTCCTGCGGATATCAACATAATGCGCAGGGGCAAATTGGCGGAAATAAGAGCTTGTAATTCAGACGGTGCCTATGTAATAAGACGTTCCGGCAAATGGTCAAGTGAACTGACATCATTGAAGAAAATTGATAGTGCCTACAACAGTTGCATAGACGAAATTCTGTTGAAATATCAAAAAATCGCAAGTGAAAATGGCGAAAACTTCTTTAAATATTTTGACAAGGCTGAAAAAGAAGGATTACAGCTTTTCTGTGATAAATATAACCTTGAATTTTCCTGGGAGGATAAAAATGAAAATAAATATTGACGAAATGCCTGAAAATAAAACATTTGACGATTATCCTTCTGACACAGAATTTGTTCTTCGTGAAAATTTTCCACGATATGACCGCTCCGAATTGGAAAAGGGTAATATTGTCCGTGTTTATCCCGATGACCCCAATTACAATAATGCTTTGACCCGTGAAGAGTTCAGAGCACAATACTGTAATTAAATATTCCAAAATTAAGCATTTATATTCCCGGTAAAGGAGGTATAATATGCCAACGCCATTTATCTACAACAGAAAAATTGACCAGCTTGAAGGAAAAAGAGCAAAGGTATATACCCGAAAAGATTCACCATATAAGAGAGAAATCTTTTCAGGCAGTGGTGGTATTCCCTGCTTAGGAACAGACAAAAATGGTGACGATATTGACGGTGTTACTTTCACCCCCGAAAGCGGCGGAGGGCTTATCTTCATTGAGGACGATATTGAAGAAATTGAATTTATCGACTAATCACCTTACACAAGTAGGGTGATTTTTTATACTCACACAAGCGTGTATGTTTACGACATTTTTGTCGGTAACATATGCGCTGTTTTTATATCAAGATGAAAGGATATGATGTTATGAACGAAACAACAGCAAGACCTATGGAGCTGACAGACACAGCCGAGCTTATGGCAAGTACCGATTACAAAGACAGATTCAAAGCCGAGTACGGACAGGTTGCGATACGCTGCAAAAAGCTCAAAGCAATGCTTGAAAAATGGGATAAGGAAGAGCTGAACTTCACGCCTACGTGTCCCAGATCACTGTATGAGTTTCAGGTGAGGACGATGGAAGATTATATTGCTATATTGCAGGCAAGAGCAGTAATTGAGGGCGTTGTACTGTAATTTCTAAGCAATATCAGTCAACAAAAAATAACCCCTCGATTTCGAGGGGTTAAACATTCTATATCAAGGAGGAAAAAACATGACCAAGGAATTTCTTACAAAGCTCGGAGTATCAGAGGAAAACGCTTCGCAGATACTTGCGGAGAACAAAAAGGACTGTGACGGAGTTTCCGCCAAGTTCGGGGACTACGAGGACGTGAAAAGTCAGCTCAGTGCCGCCAACAAGCAGATAGAGGAGTTCGGCAAGCTGGACTATGAGGGGCTTAAAAAGACTGCCGACGACTACAAGGAAAAGCTTGCGGCGGCGCAGAAGGAAAGTGCCGCAAAGCTGGAAAAGATGCAGTTTGACCACATTCTGGAGGGCAAGCTCTCAGAGCGCAAGCCCAGAAACGCTGTTGCCGTAAAGGCGCTGCTCAACATGGACGGCTTGAAGCTTGCGGGCAACGAGATAGTCGGTCTCACGGAGCAGCTGGACAAAATCGCCAAGGAAAACGACTTCCTTTTCGAGAGCAGCGAGCCTGTGCCTAAGTACATGGGCCCCACAGGCGGCGGTTCGGGCGGTCAGGCGGACGACAGCGCCGCAAGGGCTGTTATGGGGCTTCCCCCTCTCACGAAGTGAGAACTCACAAAGTAAGGAGGACGGCATGAACAAAGCAAGAGATGAGCCTTGTTTATCTTTGAGATGAACGAGGCTATTTTTATACACTAAAAGGAGGAATTTACATGGCAAATGCTATTGCACTTTTCAAGAAGTACATTGACCTGCTGGACGATGTTTACAAGGCTGCTTCCTGCTCTTCCGTGCTGGATATGGACGGCTCCCTTGTGCAGGCAGGCGCAAACGCAAACGAGATCATTATCCCCAAGATAAGCATGGACGGTCTGGCTGACTACTCCCGCAACGGCGGCTATGTTCAGGGCAATGTGGAGATCACCAACGAGACCGTGAAGTTCAACTACGACAGAGGACGCAAGTTCAGCGTTGACGCTATGGACAACGAGGAGACTGCGGGGCTGGCGTTCGGCAAGCTGGCAAGCGAATTTATCCGCACCAAGGCTGTTCCCGAAATGGACGCTGTGCGCTTTGCCTCTTACGCTGCCATCAACGGAATCGGTTCAAAGACCGAGACAATCAGCGGTGCCGAGGCGTTCATGGATTCGGTTCGTGAGGGCGTGAACGTACTGGACGAGGCGGAAGTTCCTGCGGACGGCAGATATCTTTTTGTTACCCCCACCCTTTACAATGCGGCTCAGAGCCTTTACAGCTACGTTTCAAAGAGTGTGCTTGAGGGCTTTGCGGGCATTATCAAGGTGCCTCAGTCACGCTTCTGGACTGCTGTTTCCCTGCTCAACGGCACATCTTCGGGTGAGGAGATAGGCGGCTTCAAGAAAGCCGAGGCGGTGTATGAGGTGACAACCTCCCAGCCCGATGACTGGAGCACAAACTACAAGGATTATTACACCGTTTCCGACGGCGTTTACTCCCCTGTTACGGGCAACAGCGCTCCTTCATGGACTGCAAGCAAGTACTACAAGCAGACCTCCGCAGGAGGTGCGCCTATCAACTTCATGATAGTTCACAAGCCTGCTGTTATCCAGTTTGGCAAGCATACTGTAAGCAAGGTCATCTCCCCTGACGCTAACCCCGATGCGGACGCATACATCTTCTCTTACCGTGCTTACGGTCTCACCGACGCCTACGAAAACAAGGCTGCGGGAATTTACTGCTCTCACGCCTGATTGTCGGCAAAGGAGCTGAGAATGGCATACGCTGATTACAAGTTTTACAGCGAGGTTTTTCACGGCACCATGAGCGAGGCGGACTTTGCAAGATTTGCGGAGTCTGCCTCTGCTTATATTGACGCTGTTACATTCGACAGGATAACTCCCGAGCTTCTGGCGGACGAAAACATTGTCGGCAAAATACGCCGTGCCTGCTGCGCCTGCGCTGATGATATGTATTCATGCGGCAGGGCGGCAGATGTGAAGTCCGAGACCATAGGCAGCTATTCCGTGACCTACGGTGACAGGTCTCAGGCGGAAGTATCTTCGGCGAGGTACAATGCGGTGAAGATATATCTGGGGAATGTTTATGCAGGCGGCGTGAAGCTGATGTTTAGGGGGTGTGGGTGATGATAACCAACGGCATATGCACCGTTTTCAGGACGGCGGGAAAGGCCGTCTTAAAGGCAGGCGCATTCCCCTGCATGTGGCAGGAGGTCAGAGCCTATGAAGTGCAAAAATACGGCGAGGAAAACGCCGACACTGCCAAGGTATTTATCCCCGACATCGCTGCCGATATCCGAAAAGGCGACTACATATTTTTCGGGGAAATGAGTGACCCCACCGACAAGGAGCTGTACAGCGGCCTGCACGTACACAGCATAACGGTGAACAACTTCGGTTCCCAAAATATGCGGCACATAATGCTGGGAGTAAGATAGGAGTGATAAGATGATAGTTTTCAAGCCCATGAGCGCTGAACAGATCTGCATAAATCACAGGCTGGCGCAGGGCGGGTCTGTACAGAAATTCATAGACAGCGAATGCCTGAGGCGCTGCGACAGGTACACCCCCAAGGACACAGGCGAGCTTATCCGCTCAGGCATAAGAGGCACGGTGATAGGCTCAGGTGAGCTTGTTTATACCGCTCCCTATGCCCGAAAGAATTACTACAGCAACAGCGGACATGGAGCAGGCGGCACAGCAAGGGGCGGTCTGAGAGGACGGCTGTGGTTCAAGAGAATGAAAGCAGCTCACGTTCACACTATCCTTGCAGGGGCTGCTCAGATAGCGGGGTGCAGATATCGTGGCTGATTCCGTTATTGAATCCCTGTGGGACTTCCTCTGCGGCTGCCCTTTGCTGGCGGATTACACCATGCAGGTGAATTTCCGCAGCGATGACATCGACTGTGCGGGAATTGTGGAGGACAGCACCGAGGTATTGCAGACATATCTCTGCGGCAGCGAGCTTAAAGCCATGCACGCCTCTCTCTTCCTGGGCAGCCTGTCGGACGATGACCTGCGCAGGATACAGACCAGCGCTTTTCTTGACGATCTGCGCAGGTGGTTTTTGAACGTGCAGGAGCTTCCCGCTCTCCCCGAATACCGCACGGCTCAGGATATACGCATGGACGGCGCTGTGCCTTTCGAGTACGAAAAGGACGGTAAGAAATGCACGTATCAGATGAGCATAACTCTTGAATACATTGAAGAAAGGAATGTTTGTTAATGTCAAATACGATAGTTAAAAGGACCCAGCTGGAACATTACATGGACGTAAGCTCCGGTGAAACGCCTCAGTGGGCAAGAATGGGTGACGGCTGGTCAAAGTTCGATGACGCAACTTCCGCTCAGACGGAAAGCACCAAGTACATCAACATGGATACCGAAAGCACCGACACCACAAGCTACAAGACCGCATACAACTTTGAGTGCGACCTTATGTATTCCGACCCCACCATCAAAAAGGTGTATGAGATATACAAAAACCGCAAGGTGCTGGGCGACTGCCTTGTAAAGATACTGACGGTGGAAAAGTTCAACGCTGTTTCGGGCGGCGGTTATGTGGCACGCATGGAGACCTGTGCGGTCGCTCCCTCAGGCACGTCCGAAAACAACAATAAAATGAAGCTTTCGGGTGCGTTCAACGGTCTGGGCGACCCTGTTATCGGCAAGTTTGCTCCTGCCACATCGGGCGGCGGCGGAACATTTACTGCGGATACTGCCGAAGCTGCTTCTGCCAATTCCGAAAGCAAAGCTGTAAATACGGAGGAATAACATGGAATTTAACTACGAAAGGAACCCCACTGCCGTTACCATATACGGCAAAAACGTTGAGATACCCACAAAGACTGCATATTTCGTGCAGGAGACAAGGCGCATTGCAGCTGAGATAGTCAAGGCTCCCGATGCGGTAACGGCGGCAGAGGCTACGCTGGAGGGCATAAGGCTTTATCTGGGCGATGAGTTCGTAAATGAGCATTTCGGCGATGACGCAGGCGTGACCGATGCAGGCAGTCTTGACACCGATGAGATAGGTGCGCTGTGGGTGTTCCTGAACCGTGCTTCCGCAAAGGCAACGGAAGAGGTGCTGAAAAAGTATGCTCCCGCAGAGACTTCCCACTGAATACACTGAGGTGACGGACGGCGGCGTGACAGAGCTGCCGCTCCGCACTGATTTTATCTGCTGGATGAGATTTGAGGAGCTTATCACCGACTGCCGCATTCCCGAGGACAGACTGGTCATAACTGCCATGAGGCTCATTTTCCCCGTAATGCCCCGTGACCTTTCACGGGCTGCGATGTTCATGCTGTGGTTCTACCGATGCGGTGAACCGCCCAAGGAAACGAGCGAGAGTGGTACAATGCTTTCAAGCCGCAGAGCTTACAGCTTTGACGCAGACTTTCCCATGATAGCCGCTGCATTTTATGAAAAATACGGCATTGACCTATGGGAGACAAAAATGCACTGGTGGAAGTTCCGTGGGCTGTTCATGGGGCTGCATGACTGCCGATTCACTGACATATGCGGCTGGCGGACGGCTGACATCTCGGACGATATGCCCGACTACAGGCGGGAGTTCCTTGAAAAAATGCAGCAGGTCTATGCGCTTCCCGTTTCAGCCAACGAGCTGAGAATGATAGAGGCGGCAAGAAGATTTCTTGATTCATAAGGAGGTGAGGGATATTGAATGACGGTGACCTTATTTTTAACACACGGCTTGACACTGCGGGGCTGAAAAGCGGACTGCAAGGTGCAGGTGGTGAGATACTGAAAACGTCCACTCAGGCGGCAGCAAAAATCGGCGAGATCTCCCTTGCGGCAGCAGGTGCAGCAACTGCGGCAATAGCCGCTCTGTCAAAATCAGCCATTGAATGCTACGGAGACTACGAGCAGCTTATAGGTGGGGTTGAAACTCTGTTCAAGGATTCAGCCGATGTTATAAAAGGATACTCGGAAGAAGCATTCCGCACAGTCGGAATGTCTGCCAACGAATACATGGAGACAGTAACAGGGTTTGCCGCTTCTCTTATCAGCAGCATGGGAAATGATACTGAGGCTGCGGCTGAAAAAGCCAACACCGCTCTCAGCGATATGTCAGATAACGCAAACAAAATGGGCTCCGATCTGGAATCAATAAAGAATGCGTACAGTGGATTTTCCAAGCAAAACTATACCATGCTCGATAATTTAAAAATCGGCTATGGCGGCACAAAATCCGAAATGGAAAGACTGCTTGCCGATGCCGAAAAGCTTCAGAAAAGCAAAGGCATTGATGTTTCCTACGATATATCAAGTTTTGCTGACATCGTAGATGCTATCCATGTGATACAGACTGAAATGGACATAACAGGCACTACCGCCAAGGAAGCAAGCTCCACCATTCAGGGTTCCATTTCAGCGGCAAAGGCGGTATGGCAAAACCTGCTCACAGGTATGTCCGACCCGACACAGGACTTTGACAAGCTGTTAAACGACGTGGTTGAAAGTGTTGTGACAGTTTCGGATAATCTTGCGCCCAGAATTATGGCAGTGCTGCCCACAATGGCGACTGGCATTACAGAGCTTACCGAAAATCTTCTGCCTCTTATACCCGAAACTGTTGAACAGATGCTCCCATCGGTAATTGACGGTGCAAATTCCATTGTATCGGCATTGCTTAATACGTTAAGCTCCTTTGCCGACACAGCTATTCCAATAGTGACTGAAAATGCAGATGAGATAATCGGCACACTTATATCAGGAATTGTATCTGCAGCACCGAACCTTGCAGGCTCGGCAGCACAGCTTTGCACATCAATAGCGGAAGCTATCCTCTCCAACGCAGACATCATAACTGATGGAGCCTCGGATATAGTGACAGCTCTTGCAGACGGCATTTCAGATAATCTTGATTCACTCGTTCCCTCCGCCATTGATGCGGCACTTACCGTTGCAGAGACAATACTTGATAATGCAGACAAGCTTTCGGAAGCCGCCGCAAGCCTGATCGATGGCTTGGCAAACGGCATTACAGCTTCAATACCCATTCTTGCCGAAAAAGCTCCTGACATAGTGAGTAAACTTTTTGATGCGCTCGTTGATTCAAGCGAGATACTTATAGATGCAGGCGTTGATTTCTGTACCGTCATTGCTGACGAGCTTATTCATTACGATTGGTCAACCGCTGCAGAACAAATGATGCTTAGCCTTTCCGATGCCGTTGATAATGCCCAGAAACACGTAATGCTCGGAATTGATAATTTGCTTGGCGGTGACGTTTACGGCGGAGATATAAACAATGTAGCGTCAACCGCTATGGTAGGCTATATGCGTGATGGTATTGATGACACTGTGCAGATGATAGAGGACGGGCAAAAAGCCGTTTCAGAAGCATATGACAAGGGTATGCAGGAAATAAATGAGCATTTTGGTCTGACTGCTGCTGACATGAGCGGCAAAGAATGGCTTGAAGCGGAAGCTGAGAGAGAAGCCAATGCAAAAGCCGTTCTGGAGCGTGAAAAAAAGCGTGCGGAAGAATGGAAAAAAGCTCAGGAAAACAGTGCGGCTGAAAATCAGTCTGCTGCCGAAGCAATATCAGAACAGCGTACCCTCGCCGAGACTGCCGCCGAACAGATGAATGACGAGGAGCTGAAAAGCCAATGGCAGAAGCTTGACCATGAGTACGCCATGGGCATTATTGCCGACGAAGATGCGCTGTATCAAAAGCGGCTTGAACTGCTGAGAAAATACGGCGATGAAAGCAACACCGAGCACTGGGGCTATTACGAAAAGCTCCGTGCCTATGAGCAGGAGCAGCAGAAAAAAGCTCTGGACGACCGGGAGGACAGCCAGAACAAGGCGATAAAAAGCGCAGGCGAGAGCCTTGACGACCTGAACGCCCTTTATCAGAAAAAATATTCCGATATGCTCACCGCTCAGAACGACTACCGTTCACGGCTCATGGCTGTGGGCGGTTCTGTTTTTTCCGTTGAAAATGAAACGGACGAGGACGGCAATGAGACCACCATCTACAAGGTAAATGACATTGAAAAGCAGATAGCCGCCATGGAGAAATATCACGCTGACATCAAGGCTCTGAAAGAGGACGGAGCAAGTGCTGCTCTCCTCGAAGAGCTGAACAGTATGTCCGCCGAGGACGGTGCCAAGATGGCAGAATACCTTGCGGGTATGAGTGAAGAAGAGCGCCAAAAGGTCATCGAGCTGTATAAACGCAAGGAGCAGATAGCAGATGATCTGTCCGCTGACCTTTACGCCAAGGACGCCGAAAATATGCAGAACGCCTTTGCGGCGGCTCTCACGGACATGGGGGTGAACGCCTATGATTCGGGTGCGGCAGCTGCGGAGCAGTTCGCAAGCGGTTTTGGCGGCAAGCTGTCCGAGCTGATGAACATTTCCGCTTTCACTCAGGTGAGCGGCACTGTTGCCACCGAGGTATCATACAAGAACGCCGCGGAAAACAGTGGAAACCAAAATGTAAATGTGAATGTGGAGGTCACAGGCGGAGACCTCACCCTTGACAGCAAAGTGTGCGGTGAATATTCGCTGGACTACACCCAGAGCGTCAATGTGCAGAAAGGAAGATAATATGCTTGAACTTGTTATCAACAACGTCAGGGCGGACGGATATGTGACGGATTTTACCGTCAGCTCCGCCCCCAAAAAGGACAGCAGCGCATTTGAGAACCATGACGGCTCCACTGTGGGTGGCTATATAGGGGACATCATTACGCTGAACATCACGCTGAAAAAGGTCCCCACATCTGCGGCGGCTAAGATATCGAGCGCTGTCAGCGGAAAGACATTTCCTGTGACCTACTCCTCCCCTGCAGCGGTGTCGGCACAGTTCAAGAAAACGGCTTACAAGGCTGTGAGCCGTGGCAAGGGGCTTGAATGGGATATGTCCCTGACCCTTGAAAGCGCCGCTCCTGTGGGCGGCTCCCGCCTTTAGCCTTGCTCTGAGCATCGGCGGCATTGATGTGCCGCACTTCAATAACCTGCAGATATCATACACTGCGGACGGATACGGTGCAAGGGGCGTTTGCAGTCAGCAGCTGACCTTTGATGTTCCTGCCTGCGACTATGACGATGACACCGTGGGGCTGTTCCCATATGGTGCGGAGGTACTTGTTTCCTGCGGAACTGAGGTGCCTGTGTTCTATGTGAGCAGCAGGAAGCCCTCGGGCGGCAGGCTGAGCTTCACCTGCTATGACAGGGCGATGTTCACATCTGCCAAATGCACCCTTGAAGAAAGTGATTTCACGGCGGAGGAGGACAGCTCGGGCGGTGATAGTTCGTCCGACAGTGACAGCAACGGCAGCAGCGGCAGCAGCAACAGTTCCGATACGAAAAACAAGCCCAAATTTGCATCTGTAAGCGCCGTGCTTGCCAACATCAAAAGCATATGCGGATTTACGGAGATCGCTGCGGGTGACATCATCGGCACAAAGATCACCAAATGCCCCAAGGACAAGGTCTTCGGGCGGACTGCCAAGGAAATACTCTCCGACCTGGCGGAGGCGGCCTGCGGCTGTTTTTTTGTACAGGGCGGGGTGCTTACATTTCTGCCATTTGCCTGCGGTGCTTCATCGGCGCTGTTTTCGGCTGACAAGTACAGCAGCATTGAATACGGTCTGACTAAGGTATGCGGCAGCGTTATCATGACCGACGGCAGCAGGACATACGCTTCGGGCGGCGACACGGACGCATATCACACGATGAAGATAAGCTCGGTCTATGCCTCGGAAGAGCTGGCGGGTGCGGTCATAGGTGCGATACAGAACAAGTCCTACAGGGCGTGGAGCTGCAAGGCTCTTGTAAGTGCGTATCCTGCTCCCGGGGCGGGCATTACTTTCGGGGAAAGCGTACTTGTGACGAACTTCTGCCGCCTGAGAATTACCGACTTCGGGCTGTTTGCCGAGATGGGGCGGAACAGTGTGCAGGAGAACGAATATGACCCTCTGGCTGACCGTGTACAGATAGGCGAGGTCAACGGCAACACGAAAATGACCCGACAGGGCATAAAATTCGTAAACGAGAACTCTAAAACCGAATACGGCTTTGAAATGGCTGGCGAGGGTGTTGCCAGATTTGCGGGAGCTATCCTGAATGGCATGATGCCCACTGCGGTAAAAATTGCTGAGGACGGCAAAAGCCTCCGGGCGAACTACAACGGCAAGATTTTTGAGTACGCCATTACTGAGGACACAGACGGCAACATTATTCCCACGACAAGCGAGGTGAGCGGCGATGGATGATATGATGTGGTATTTGCTGGGGCTGGCGAATGGTAAGGGCGGCAAGGTCAAGCCCATAACTATAACGGAAAACGGAGTATATAATGCGCCTGAGGGGTACACGGGATATTGCCCTGTAACGGTTGATGTGCCTGACAGATATCAGGAGGGATATGATAAAGGACACGATGACGGCG